GTGACAATCTTCTTTTCCTGATTAGTTTCTTGGTTTCCTGGATCATTTGGATTCATTCCTGCTGCCGCCAAATCAGCTTCAGAAACCAATTCCGGATATTTTTCATCTTCGGTTGCTTTGATCAAACGTTGCCGTCCATAGCTCCCAATGCCAATCTTTTTGGCAATGTAGGAATTGGGAATTCCAAGTGTGTCGCTCATATTCCCATGTTTAACTCCAAGAAATGCCCTTGCTTGAGCTTCTGTGTCGGAACTTTCAGAGATTGGGTAGGATATATCAATGAGGAATTCAGGCTTTTTGGGTATCGTCTTAAAAACGGGTTCCTGCTTTTTATCAAAGGACACCGCTTCATTCACTTTAAACACCGATGGGAATTTGCTGATTTGGCTTTTCAAAAAAAACACAGCACTCCAAAAATCATATTTCAAAAACCTATCGAAATACGCAATCTCATCTGAAGTCCTATCTGTCATTGGACCTCTGGATGCCTTGACAGCCGCAAAGGTGCCTTTGGATGATCCAGTCATGATATCTGACGGCTCATTTAAGCCAGAAGCAACCATTTCAAGAATGTCTGTGTCACCATCTGAGATCTTCGGAAGTTGTGGAGTCACTGCAACGAGTTTGATGCCCGGAGGAATTACAAGGGTGCCGCCAGGAGTCTTCTTTGCCATGATGCCAGTGGTTGCCCGTTGTTCCGGCGTAAGAGCAAGCCAGAGTTTGAAGGATCTTGCGTCTTCAAACTGAAAAGTCCACAGATAACTTCCTGAGGACTTTTTATGATCGATTTCATACTTCTTCAGATTCTCATAATGATTAAGCCATTGAAGAGTTGTCCTTAAAAATGAAACAGCCCTTCGAGTCATAAACCCCTTGTCCCATGCTACAATGAATCTATAATAATATCCTAATTTTTGCCACGGATTGCGTTTTGTCTTGATACTGTTTTTTTGGTAATCGCGTGAAATTCCTTTGACAGCAGCAATCTTATTGGCAACATTAATAAGATCTGGATAACGAGCCATATTGATACTCGGTATCTGCTCAATCTGCTTGTTTGGGTTGAGATCATTAGGATTAGTAATGTTGTAATACAGAGGAAAAAGGGGTTTAGAAGGATGGAAAATAATACCGGAACTCTCATCACCACCTCCTGTTACATTGGAAGGATCTACAAAATCAACTTCAATAAAACCGTCATCATGACAAGTCAGGCATAAAAACAATTCACCTTCAATATTACTCCTTGCTACAAACTTAGGAAAGTAATTATACAGCCTGTTTCTGTGATCATAATAAACTTCATTGATTGCATCATTGATTTCTGTATTTTCTGAGGAAGTTTCAAACCCCATTCCGGTAAGTCTGCCCATCAAGCCACGAACAGATGTGTTGATCTGAGGATTTAAGTGGAATTTTTCCCAACATGTTCTTTGGAGTTCTTCTCTTGAAAGTTCTCCACCATCTGCGGATTTTGTGGTGTCAAACCCATCAGCATCTTTACTGTCTTCATATCCTCCATCATAACCAACTTGCCAGGGCATTGAAAACTTCATGCCTCTAAGTTCATCATCTGATAAGGAAGCAAAGAAATCAGCGTTTGGGGGTGTAACAAGTTTTGTCATAAGTTCTTCTCCTAAAAGGTGGGAAAAAGAAAAGAAAATTCGGGCGTCTCTTTCTGCTGGCAAGGGTTTTACTTTTGTTTCTCACGATTCTTTAAAGAAACTTTAATACAAGTAAATCCTAACTTCAGAAACCGTAACTGTATTTCTACAGAATCCTTATCGCTTTACCAGTGCGCCCTATGTTGTCCGACTTTCGTCATTGGACTGGGTAGGCCAGAACCCCCTGCTCCCTCTATACTGGCGGAAGGACACCAAATTAAGTCTCATGAGTTTTTGAAGCTGTTAAGACTTAATCCTAAAACTGATCGCATTTTTTAGCACTGTATATCCTACAAACAACAAAAGCATCACTTCTGATGCTGTAGGAGGTCGCCCGTTGTAAACCCGGTCAAAGGATTTTTATTGAACATGATGCATAGTTATCAACCAGTAGGGTGAAGATTGTTTTCAATGAATCGGTGATGTGGAGGAGGCCAATGGTAGCCTTTTGGGGTGAAAACCGATCCATCTCAAACATTTTAAGGAAGTCATTTTGCCGGTAATAACAGGCGACTTCTATTTTCTTTATACATCCTCGGCGTGTACGGAACCCATGCAAGTAAACGTACACCTTGTGCGTGATTATACAGAAAGTTCTATCATTGTCAACGATTATTTAATATTTGCCTATTAAATCTTTATTTCCTTGGAAATAGCCAAAGCTCTCATTATGTATAATCCTCTGGCGAAAGTCTGCTGAAGTCAGCATACGTCCTCCAAAAACACACCACATTCCTGAAAATACTGTATCATCCTGAATGCCCCGAACTTCATTCTTTTCTGAGGAACCAAACCATTTTGTTTCCGAATCATGATCAAAGTTCAAATGTTCCTCTGTTAAGATATTTTTATTCTTTGATCCGGCAAGATAAACAAAAGGGGCTTTGTAGCGTCCTTCTTTGATAGCAATGAAGTATTCCTTAAAAGCTTCTCTCTGTCGTTCGTAATTAGGAAAGACCGGTTCGAATTTGATTGTTCTCTCTTCACACCATGCCTCCATATCCCAAACACCGTATCGTTCCGAACAAAGGGTGTCTATGCCTTGGTATTCCCCATCAGCTTCTTCCAGGATGTCTTTAATATTGTCAATGGAGTTCTTTTCGGCCTGGGCAAGCATGAGAAGAAAATATATGTATTTAGGAGATAGATTATTGATGGCATATGGATTATTCATACTTCCTGCAAGTCCTTTGGCAACAATAGTGACAATGGAACGAGCTTTTCCCCGGATTGCATAAGGATCTGCCATATCAATTCCTGACATAATAGACCAATCAGTCTGGAATTTGTCTCCTAAATCCTGTAAACCAGAGTTGTTCAGCATGATAGGACGTTCAAATGAGTCTTTTAAAACGTATAAGGAATCTACTTTTTGCAGTCTACGCGAAGCAAATTCGATCTTTTCCCTGAAAATAGGTACTGATTTTTGGTCCAATTGCTTATTGCGATCAGACAAATCGAGTATCATTTCTTCAGTTTTTGTTCGATCTAAGAGGATTTCTTGCACTGTTTCATGATTAAGGATATAATTATCAGCTCCTATAATACCAATTTCTTCGATTTGTTCCTTAGAAAAGACCTTTACGTTACCGGAATTCCACTTATTGAGGAAATATCTTTCAAAATCCCCAAGAGGAAACTTGGTTTCATAGTCTCTGAGTTGTGCATCATCCATATTGGGGTTCCAATAGTCCCCAACATCACCTTTCCTACTAAATCTATAGGAAAAGAAGACGGTTTTACTCTTTCCGGTCATGAAATTAGAATACAGTTTGTAAAGGATGTGGTCTTTAGCTGATACAGTGGAGTCGATAACTCCTAAAGCATTGGGAATGGTTCGAATAGATCCGTCAAGCTGAACAAAGAATTTAGGATTCTTCATGTCGAATATTTCTGAGAAGGTATACCCTGTGATATTGGAAACAATACCTGAAAAGGATGAGATTGATCGAATCATGGACCGAACGTTTCCTTCAGAGTCAACAATTCTGATTTCCTTTTCTTGAATGTTTCTTTCTCCACCGATCATCTCATATAACCTGGGAGAGTTGATAATAATGTCGCGTATGATGTCATAATGGACGAATTTTGTCTGTTCCTTGCTATTGGCACCGAGCATAATTTGTTGACGCGGCCAGTTGAAGAATTTCCATAGTTGGATCAGACAGGCAAATAAGGATTTACCATCACCACGCGGCCAACAGAAGACAATCAATCGATAGATGAATCTGTTGTTTTCCATTTGCAGAGCTTCCCGCGCAACTTCACACTGAGATTCCCACATTTGCTTTGAGGATCTACCAGTTTTGGGATTTGCAACATCGGATAGTTTACCAAGAGGAACCCATGTTGCCATATCATCACCTTCAGCATACACAGGAACACAAACAAAGTCATTACACCATTGAATGAATCCTTCACCACCATCCTTATATCCTTTTGGGATATATCGTTTGATTTTGGCCCGTACTTCAAGTTCTTTTTCCTGAATAGTTTTTTCCAATGTCCTTTTGTTTCTATTCTGGTTGAGTATCCTTCTTGGTTTAATCAGTTGCATTTAGAACTTCCTTCTTCCTGAGGATTTAAAGAATCGTTTCATTCCATTAAAGGAATTCTTCCTTCTACAACGATGATACCCATTCCATCCAGCATACTTCCAAGGTTTCTTTGGAGGAATAATAACAGGATTATTCCATACTTCCTTAATATCATTCCAATTACAGATCACTATTACCACAATGACCAACAAAAATAGTTCCATCCTTGGAGTTCCTTTCATTGATAATTTCCATCCTTTTGATTACTTCAGCATCAACCAGCCTTGAAACAGCATAGAGTTTTGCTGTATCATTGGGATGAGTCATATATTTTTTACCATATGCTTCAATGCAATCAACAATGGCTGCTATTGTTTCTTCAGGAGTTAAGGGTAATGGCATGGGTAATGGTTCTTTATCCAATTTCATTTTAATTTTCCATTGCCTTAATTCCTCATTTGATTCTTCTTCAATTCCCATTTGGCTCCTTAAATGTCTTCCCGCATCGGAAGCAAACTCGTTTATCCTCGATAGTAGAATAGATCTTGCTGCCGCAGAAAGGGCAGGGTTTTACCAGATAAAGGTCAGGTTCTCGTTTAGGATTAAAGTGTTCCATAAAAACAAAGTCTTTGATGTCCTGATCCATAATTACTCCTTATTAAAGATATCCTCAGGTTCTTCTGTTACAGTAAATATTAATGAAGTATAGGATTTCCAATAATTGAATAATTCTTCTAATTCCCCAAGAGGTATCATAATAATTCTGTCCTTTTGAATTTTAGATATCTCTTTATATTCCTCATTATTATTACTTCCTAAAACACAAATACATTCCATAATTATTCCTCCATTGCAAATCCCATAAAAACTGTTCCTAAACAAAATCCCACAATAAGTCCTAACCAGAACATATCTATTCCTCCATTCTCATAATGAGATGTTTACAAAGTTCCAGCATATAAACGCAATCTTTTTTATTAAGATTGGCAACGCCGAAAGAAATAGAGTCATCCGGGTTTGTTCCGAGAATAATACAGCCTTTTAATTCGGAACTCCTTTTCAGCAATTCCGAAACGGTTAATGTATCTGGATCAAGTTTGATTATTTCAGCCATAGGAAGTCTCCTTAATTGATGATTAAAAATTCTACACGGAAGATTAACGTAACTTTCTACCAACATTTATCAGTTGAACAATGTGCTCTTGAACAACAATCATTTCATTTGATAAGGATTTCACTTCTTCTTCCAATAAGGAAACTCGTTTCAGTAGCTCCTCTTTTTCTTTCTTTTCTTCAAGTAATTCCTGTTGATGATTCATAATGACTCCTAATTAAGGTTTATAATGGTATTATATCACATTTCCAGGCAAATCAACAAAGAATCAGTCAGGAGTATTGAGTGAGGATAACATAGGCATTCCACCATTCTCGATGATATCGTAGTAGTTCCGTTGATTGAAAGCACCAAGGAATTGATCCTTCTTTCCTTTTCCTTGTTCCGTGGTGATATATCCTAAGTTCATCCACATCTTCTCGATAGCAAGAATAGTTTTCCTTATTTCCTCAAAGATTGGATTAACTTTCCTATCTCCTTTTGAATTAGTCACCATCACAGAGATTTCTTCAAATTCCTGCATTTTCAATCGACAAAGGATTTTATACAAAGGCACCAAGTGCATACCGATACGATATGCAGAATCTTCAGTTATGGTTCCTTTGTAAGTCCTGATCATCGTTTGATAGACATTACCCATATATGATGACAGTACAGAACAAGGTTCTCCATCAACAGGATTACTGCATAAGTCAACACATCCACAACGTTCTGTATCACACCGTTGAACAGCGTTCCAGTATACCAGTTCGTATAACTTATCCTTACCATCTTCAGATTTAACAATGCCATCACGACATATAAGTGCATTCTTCTTTGTAGCCATAAACCCTCCTTGTGGTTAATAATGAATGTCCAATACAACAATGTCCTATTGTGTGTCAAGTAAAAGATAAAAGGATTTAGATAGATTGAGTTAGGAAGAGATGAGTAAAAATCGTCGTTGGAGGCGCATCTGTATTAGGTTTGTGACGGAGAGGTGTTTTTGCTTTTACATGTTCCGAAGAATAAAAAATGGAATAGTATAATTTTATAACTCCTAATTTAGAAAGATCCTCAATTCCTACACAAAATATTATGAAATCCTAATAATTAGAAAGATCCTTAGAAGTTACACAAAATATTGTGCTGCATACCCGGTGGACACATACCACCCCCATAGTGTTAAGATAAAAGTAGGGGGGAGGGATGTTAATCCTTAAGCATAGCGTACTTATAACCGTGATTAATTAACGTTATAGCATAGCATACACTTGTTAAATGCATTGATTATGCTATTGATTATGAATTATATGATTATGCTATGTTATTAATTAATGTTGTTGTGCATATGCATCGTATATCACAGCATAATCAATCAAGCTGTATGACGTTTCCCT